GCAGCAAGCATATCTGCATCTACTATTCCATCAGGTAAACCTCCTACTGAGATTCCTGTTATTGAACCTGATCCGTTAACTGCTATTGGCATAACTATAAGATAACAAGGATTGCACCAGAAGGCACAGTTATTGTGACTCCTGAATTAATTGTAGGACTAACAGTATGTGCGTTTTTATTTGCAGTAATACTGTAAGAAGTTGTTGCAGTTTGATCCGATTCAAAAAATACTTCATCTGTGCCTCCTCCTGTAGCTCCAGCACCTCCACCGATAGCACCCCATTGTCCGTTGTTGTACCCTTCAAACTGATTTAAGGTTGAGTTATGTCTAAACATCCCAACAGCAGGGCTTCCATCCCTCTGAGCCGTTGTACCAGATGGTATGGTCAAACTAGATGTATAGTTATGAGTTATCTTTCCTGTAAAAGTACCTCCAGCTTGAGGCATCAATCCTAAGTTAGTACTGGCTGCTGTTCCTACAGTTACATATCCATTATTTGCTGCATTTCTTATCTTTAAAAGCCCATCAGATGTATCAACGTGCCATTGAAACGCATAATTAGTTGTCAACGCACCAGATTTACTGTTATTAGACGCAATAGCCTGTAAAACACTATTGATGTCACTACGGACTGCACTTCCTGTTCCGTTATCAATTATAAAATCGTGTTCTGCCATTTAAACAAGTAACATTGTGCCTATTCTACCCTCCTTTACCAAATCCGACAGCCTGATAAGTGAAATTTCTATCAATCGAAGCATTTGATGAGTTTTTAAAGTGAACAGTAAAACCCGTTCCAGATACACTAGACACTTCAAAGTAATCTCCTGATGCCATATTCTGAGCATTGATTCCAACAGAGGGTAGATTGGAATTTGCTCCTAATAATGCTGACGTTCCAGTGAAAAACGGATGAGTGAAAGTAATAGCTTTTGCACCTGCTCCGCTTGCTGTTAGATTACCTTGTTCTGTTCTTCTCTGTAAAGATGCTGTATAACCTAACTGTGAAACTCTAATATCCTGTGCAGTATCATTACTTGTTAACTTAGCCCTAAACTGAAATCCTCTGCCTTTATAAGTACCATTTGCAAAGGTTTGAAAATCAGAGTAGGTAGGAGATCCAGAACCAGGATTATCTTGCGTAACTCTTACTAACATTTCAGCATTGACCTCTGTTGCTGTAGCTCCATCAAAGTCTGTAATATCATCAATCAAACCTCTCGAATCAAATAAATCCGATGGATAGAAGCCTTCTGTGAGGAAGTGACGTTTGAGATCAAGACTGAATACGCCACCTAAATCTAAAGTTGTACTACCTGCTGCTCCTCCAAAGTCATAAGTACCAGAACTTGCAATACCACCAAAATCATCTAATGATCCTACAAGGTCAAAGTCAGTAATCGTATCAAATAATCCAGAACCAGCTAAATTAATAGTTCCTGTAGCAGAATCAAAATCAATACTGGTTTTTGTTCCTTGAAACTTAGGACTATCTAAATCTTCTCTTCTGGTCTGTGTAATTAAAGGTGCTTGGTTATCAGGAAGATCAATAATTACACTTGTTTCACCAGCACATAATCTACCTCCATCATCTTGAAATTTTAAAATATATTCTCCTTCAAGATATGGAACTTCAGCAGTTGTCGTATTACCTGCAAGTGCTTCAATCAAATCAACAGAATTAGAAAATGTACCGCTTCCATCTGTTTTTGTAGAGTGTCTTACAAAAACACGACCACCATGAATCACATCAACATCAGTAGATAAATTCCAACGTAATCGCACTAACTTTTCACTAATAGGTTCTGCTGTTAAACCAGTGACGTTTGCTGGCAGTGCAGTTTTACCTTGTGCAATAAATGTTAAATCAGCAGAAGTGGCACTTGTCTGTAATGCTGCGTTGTAACTAAATACTTGAAATTCATACGTTCCGATATCACTATCGAATATTTCAAAATCAGGAGCAGATACTGTCTGTGATACAAAGTTTCCATTATTAAACCTATAGTTAACTTGATACTGCGTAACACCGACAATAGGTTGCCAACTAACAATTAATTTAGATACAGCTTGGTTATTGATAACAACAATCTTTTCTTCAGCTTGTAATGCTGATGGAGGATCTTTAAGAAGATTTAATATAGATACTGTTCTCGTTGGCAAACTTGCACCATCTTCAATAAAGGCATATTTAGCATCTACATAAGATAAAGCAGTAATCGCATAATTTATACCATCAGATTCTTCTACTGTTATTACTCTAAACTTTTGAGCTTGAACTGTATCGTTCTGTAAAAGCCAAACAGTATTTACATTTGGAGTATCAGAATAAGCAGAAGCAACTGTAATTACAGCACCAGATATAGATTGAACAGTTTTTGTTTCTACTGTTCCATCTGGCAAAACTACACTTAATGTTGGATTATTTGATGTTGGTAAATCTGTAGCAGCAGTATCATCCACAGTTATCTGGGTCGTTGTTGCAGCAGTAACTCTTCCCCCTCTTCTTACACCAGAACGAACAGGATCAGCAATATCAATAACAGCACCAGGTCTTACAACAACACCAGAATCTATTGAGGTTGCAAATGCAACTATTTCACTTTCATTTTGTTCAGCAAATAAAATAGCTTTTGCTAATCTTCTGGCCTGACCTCGGCTGGTACACGCAAATCCTTTTACCTGCTTAATAATTACTCCTAGCTTGGCTATCGAGGCGGTATCTTCATAAACCTCATAATCTATTTCTCTACTATCCATATTGAAGTAAGAAACAGAAATTACAGTATTTCTTGTTTTTAATCCACTTCCCGAATAACTA